CTTTCTGCTGATCGGCAGAGATGGAAGCGGAAAGAACGCTTTTTCCATCTTCCTCTTTTGCGTATTTGACAGTTACGTTGTTCAGTCTCATTTTTGCTTTACTCATGATTTTTTCTCCTTTTAAGTTCATTGTTTGTTATGCAGAACCGCGGCGCGTTGCTTTGATCGTTGTCTTATCTGGCTAATTCCAGACCGCGGGTTGTGCGCTTAGTCCAGTCTTTTTGCTTCTGCAAAAAACTGTTCGTCCGGCATTTCGTAGCGAGCGGAAACCGTGTCAATTAAGACGCAAACGGAATCTTCCGGCAGTCCTGCCGCGATGACAGCATCTTTTTTGGCTTTCTGCGATTTTAATTCTGAGTCAGACTCAAAAAAACCGAGTTCCTGTCTTGTTTTTCTGTCAATGACAGCGTACTGCCATTTTTCAATTTTTGTGCGTACCATGTTTTTTTTTCTCCTTTACTTTATGTGGTTATTATTTCTTACAAGTATTATAATAGCACTGTTCTATCAGAAAGTCAATACTTTTAAATAAGAAAAAGAAAAAAAATATCCAAAAATAAAAGCAGAATAGCAAGGTCTATTTCCTCTTCATGCAAAGCACAGATCGTTGCGATTAAAAGTAACATAAAAAAGATAAAAAATCTCATTTTATTCTCCTATTCCGGTATCACTCCGTCTTGAGAGTTTACCAACACTTCATAGTATTCATTTGATACTCCTAAGGTATAAGTGGTATCAATAATTCCGATATTACTAGCCGACAAAATTTCTTCCCCGTTTACTTTGATATAATGTGGTTTCGAGTTGTTGAAACAACTGATCGTTCGTCCGACATTTTCCATTCTGCGGCAGAGACGGAAATTATTACAGCATTTCAAGTTTTCCGCGCCTAATTTTTTATTCATCCCAGCAACGGTAGAGGTAAAACGCACGGGGTCTTTTCCAGATTCAGCAGCTTTTTCGTCCCATTCAACGCCGCAATATTTTTTCGCGCCTAGGGTCTTAAACTGAATGTACAGATCATCCATATCCCAGACGCCGAGAATATAGCGTTTTTCGCCTACATCGCAAAACGCAGGAATGTCGTTTTCAATCGCACGTTTGGCAAGTATTTTGTTTTTGGCTTCAAATTCTGGAATGTGTACATCCGGATGCAGAAATTTGATGCTGTCGGTATCGCAGTAAACAACATCCATGCCAACCACATCTAGCATATCTTGTAACTGCTTTCTAGCGTGAGCAGTAACGTAGATACCCCATTGATAGTGCAAGAAACTATTCTTTCCATCGTAATACGTGTTCAGTGCTTTTTCCGCGTCCGCTTTTTTCCGTGTCCATTCTCCCGTGGTTTGGTTCATTACCCATTCGTCCTGTAGTAAATCTGTCACACACATACCAAAAGTACTATTTAATTTATTCTTGCTTTTCATATATTCATAGATTTTATCGGGGTTTCCTTTCAACTGACTTTTTGCGATAAAAAAGGACATCATCGTTTTCCGCATACTGTCCGGTAACTTTCCGCGCGCGGCTACGTAGCACTCCGACACGGTAAAAAAGTCGTAATCATACTGGTTTCTTATGATTGCTAAGTCGATTTCCGTCATTGCAATTTCACAGCAATCAATCGACAATACGCGTCCATTGTCAATCACACAATCTTTTCCGTGCTTCTGGCACTTTGACAGCGGGATGTAAGGAACCGGAATGTTTTCTTTTATGTGCAAATTGTCAAATTGCACTCTCATGATTACACAACGTGTAGCACACAAATTGTCAAACTGTTCTTGCGATGTAATCTCAACCGCCCGAAACGCACTCATGGGGTAATAACCCATTGCGATCTGTGCAGGATAACTACTTGATATATCCATACTTCCCATGATGATCGCATTATCACCTTTTTTCGCCGTGATCGTGTGCCCGGCATGGACGCGGTTCGCGTGGGTATTGCCGCCACGGAAAGCATCTTTACAGAGTTGGTACTGCGGTAACGTAAGCGCAAGATCGGTAAAGGTATTGGGATAATAGTTTTTATCCGCTTGCATGGCACGGCGGAACTCGCGGCGGACGTAGCCTGTTGAGGTAAGGGGGATTTCCGCAAGATTATCTTCTTTACGCGCGGCGCGGATGCACTCGCATAAGCCGCGAACGTCATTGTAGCAATAGCCTTGCTCTATTTCTGACAGAGGGGTTAATGGGGTTCGGATTTTTCTGTAGTCGTATGTATCAACGAGTTTATAGTGTGTTACTCCCTCGCTGTTTTCGCAGAATTTCGAAAGACTCATATTGCTTAGAAAGTAAGAGCATCTAAACTCGATACCATAACGATGCGAAAAGCATTTCATTACCTTATGTGCATCTCGTGCAAAAATTTCAGAAAATTCAATAAAATCTTTCATAAACTGAAATTCATAAGACAAGTTATGAACGTACACAACCACGCGCTTCCAATCAGAAGTATGCAAATACAAATGCAGTTTTTCACAAAATGAAAGAAACTCATCCCATGTGCGACCAAAACACACGGTATCTTTGACGCAGAACTGCCAGTGATACAGAAAGGCGGTTCCTTTCACTACTTTTTCGCCTGTTTTATTATAGCGTTCGTAATCGAGTTTTTCTAACGTAGTTGTTTCGATATCAAACGCCATTTCCACGTCATAATAGACGATGGGATTTTTCTTTCTTCCACGCTTGCGGCATTCGCGTACAGTCTGGAAAGACGAGAACGGAAAATCATTGACCGTGTAAATTGTTTCACGTGAAACATTCTCTTTCCCGTCTATCATAACAGGCACTTCTAATTCGTACATTTTTTTCACCTACTTCAATTTTAGTCTAGTTTCTGCAAAAAGTTCTTCTTCTGTGATGTAGCCGTCCAGATACTCTTTATACTCTTCCATAATATCTTCGTAATCATAAGTATTATCACTCATTTTCAGAAGAAAATCATCAATGATCTGGTTTGAGTCTAACTCTCTTCTCAGACTCTTCTTATATAAGTTGGACGTCAAAAAACGATATAAGTCCTTGTAATTGCTTTCGTCAACTTCTTCTGCAATTTTCCCAGACTTGTCAAAACGACGTTGCAATTCAGCAATACGATACCCCTCCAATGTTGTTTCGGGAGAGTTCAAAAAAGCGACCATCGTGTCCCATTCCTGCCGTATAGATGCATCCGATCGTTTTACGCCTTTCAAGAAACGGTTTTTTTCACGCCCTTGCGACGCAAAAAATTCTTTTACGCGTCCATACGCCCATTGGTCGCGCGCGTGAATTTTTTCCAGTTTGGCAAGGCGGCTATTTGCCGCCTGCGCAACGCGTGGGAGTTCGCGTTTGATCTGGTCGATGGAAAGGTCGAGTTCCTGGTAGATACTATAGTCTTTTGACGCTGGCATTATTCGCACCCCCTAATAAAAAGTTTTAATTTACCGGACTCAATTTCGAAACCTAAAACTTCCTCAGACATGAAGTTTTCTTTTCTTTCACTGTAGACTTTTGCGTAATCCATGGCAAATTCCCTTACTAATACGTGATATTCTTCATTAAAAATGGTAACACTAGCGTAAATTTCGACTTCTAAGCACTTCATACCGCGATACATTTTTACAAAATCTTTTACTCTCATGATGAGACCTCCTTAATATAAACAGTGCTCTCCATTTTCTATCGTATACAATGGACACAACGTACAATTATCGTTAGCAGAACAGATAACTGAATGTTCGATTTCAATATAATAAGTTATATAAGCATAACGAGTGCTTGCGGCATTGTTGGATTTTACAGTAAACCCTACACCAAAACGTCCTTTATATGGTTTCGGATTATAGGTTGCATTTTTACGAATGTAACCGTTGGTCATAGACGAGTGAGAATAGGCATACACTTTAATCTCCATTCCTACTTTTCTTGTTACATAGAAAGGCAGGTCAGCAACGCTATTTTGCATTTTAACAAGTTCTTCATAAGTCATTTTATTAATTCTCATGTTATCCTCTTTTCTCCCCGTATTGCCGATAGGTCAGCGTGTTATTTATTATATAAGGTCAAAAGTTTCCTTGTCGAATCTAACATATCCATCCACATATGCCAATTCATAATATTCTTTGCACTCGCGGCAAGAATACGTCTTAGTATACGGACCTTTAAAAACTACATATTTTTCGCCACTACCATCATCTGATTCCACACATAATACGTCCCCCGTTACACTGAATCCCGGATTCATCTTTTCAAAAAAATCTTTCTCATCCTTTGATAATTCGTTTTTTATAAGCATAATTTTAATCATTGTGATTTCCTCCATTTTTTAATGTTATCTATTGCAAGACATCTTGTAAGTAGCAAATATTTCCGGTCTAAGATCTGAGTAGTAATAAAAAGCATCTTCCGAAAAATGTTCTCCATTTACTATTTCTATTCCATTTTCATAGATGGAAAAGAAAATTTCACTATTTTCTTTCATAGCTTGTGAACAGAATGTTTTTACTAATTCATTTGCTGTTAATAATGACTCAACTTTATATCTGATAATCTCTTTTCCATATTTTGTTACTACAACTTCATAGCCACTTTGTCTCTTAATTTCTTTCATTTTTGTTTCCTCCATTTTCTATTTTGTATTATTGGTTTTCCTTGTTTCTGATATTACAATACCACTTTTCTAGAAATATGTCAATACTTTTTCTAGAAAAATTTCTAGAAAATTTATATCACTAATCCTGCACACATAAACCCTACGCCCGTGTCCGTCACCCGGAGGGCAACCACCTCCGGCAGCCATCTACCGACAACCGCCCGATCACTCACGATTACTAACGTTACACATATAAATAACAGGCAGTCCGCGGAGCGGTGACACCGCAAGGGCAGGCGCGGACGGAACGGCGAGCGTGTGGCGGAAATAATTAACTTTGTTAATCAAA